TGGCACATGACCCCCGAGGGCCGCAGAGTAAACAATTTAGAGGGCGATGTTGCAGATGACGTGCTTGAAGCTCTTGATGACCCGCAGCAAGCACAGGAGTTGCTGAAACAAAGAGGTACGATTCCCACTAGCTGGGAAGCCCAGATCCGAATTAAAAAGTTTTGGGACGATGTTCGCAAAGACTTTAATAAAGCTTTGGAGATGGACGGGCAACCTGGATTCAACAGCATCGAAGAGATGCTTGATGACTTTTATGTCGCCCGATTCCTTGACATGGAAACTGATGTTGCACAGAAAGTTACAGATAAAGGTTTTTGGAAAGCGCCAGCAGACCATCGGCATACGTCTGGTATGCGGGGCAGCCCCACTCAGCCACGTACATACAAACCTGGAGAAACATTCTTAGGGCGGGTACTTGTAAGCCCAGCAGAGCACCCTCAAGGGCTGAGCATTGTTGACCAGATGAAAGTTATTGGGAAGGAGATCATTGGTGATGATTTCGTTTCCATGTACTCTGAAGATTTTTGGTATGTAGCTGAACGCTGGGGAAATGTTATGGGCTCCCGTGTTCGTCATCAGCGTTGGATTAATGAACTTGAGCGAGCAGGGGTTATCCAAAGAGGAACCTACACTGCGGAGCGCGGATTACGTCTTACATACAATGTTGACATAGTAGAAGAATTAGAAAGCCTCGTTAAAACAATTAACAAGGAATACGGGAAAACTCAGACAGCTTTTGATAATTCGACTAAGCAGATTGAAGCTGCGAGGCGTAGGGCTGTCGCTGCACTGGGTGAGCAGGACGAAGTTCAGCAGCAGGCTGGAAACATTCTTGTTCGGATGAACAACCAGTTGACTGAGCTTCAAACTCTTATCAACGAGTTTGAAGATGTTGCTGATGTCATAGGGTTCAGCCCCAAAGCTAAACAATATCTTCTCGATCTTTTAGATGGGAAGATGGCTTTAAGAACTTCTAAGGAAGCTGCTCTTGAAGCAGACATTCTTGAAGAAATTGTTCAATTCATTGAGCCTCTTGCTCAGAGGCTTGCGACTCTTCGCAAGGCACAGAATCAGCTACGGGAAACTTTTGAGAGGCTGGGTGCTGCGGGAGATCAGTTTGAACAGGTTGCTGTTCTGGGGAACCCTGAAATGCTCAGTCAGATTCAGATGTTTCTTGGCAAACTTGAGGCTGAGATTACAGACTTGGAGAAGTTTGTTCGCTACATGACTGGCAATTTACATGCCAGCGCTATGGCGGATGAAACTGTCGAGATGATGGAAACTCTCGTAAAACTGACTGATGACATTAATAATCCTGCTTTCCCTCTGGTCATTAGTTCTCGGACCACTCCACCTCAGGTCCGTCCCAAGCGCAATATTTCTCCTGAGAGAATGCGTCAGCTTCGCCAGCCACGGGGGGTTGACGATCCCCAGTTGGTTCAGCGTCGTGAGGGTGGGAAGTTTGCTGAGGGGAAAGAAATTAAACCTCGTCCTGGGTACGAGTTCAAAGAGGTAGATGAAGCTCCTGGTTTGGAGAAGATAACTATTCATCAGTTCTCTGAAGGAGATTTACCGCATGAGATAGTTGTTGAGCAGGTTATTGATACTTCAACTGAGGCAACTCGAAGGGCTCGTCCTCCTCGCCCAGAGAACCCGAGGCATGTTTCTGGTGCAGGTCCGAAGGATGCTAAGAAGGGTGGTATTTTTTATCATTTCTCGCGGGAGGGTACTTTGGTTCCTCGCGAAGGCGAAGGTTTTGGTGGACTGCATGTCGGAACTTGGGATGCTGCTTCTCAGAGGGGCGGAAAGGCTTCTGGTACTTCAACTCGCCCCGATGGGAGTGGGGTTATCCATACCGTTGAGGTGAAACCAAAGAATCCTTATATGCCGAAAGGTAAGATCCTAGACGAAAGAGTTGGGAAAGAAAGAACTGAATTGTGGATGCTACGCAATTCGCCAGAGAAACTAGAAGAACTTCGTGCTCAGGGGTACGATGTAATCCCATACATTAATTCGGCTGAAGGAAACGGTTCTCTTTCGTACCTGATTCTGGATAATTCTGCCGTCAATGTGACGGGAGAATCTCAGCGTGTTTGGCAGTACGGGGATCCTGTGGGGGCTTCCTCTACTGGGGATTGGTATAGAAATTTAACTGATATGCCTCCTGTGCGGAGAGGGGAACCAGACCTTGTTTGGCGGGTAGAGCATTCAGGTAAAACATTTAGAACTCGTAAAGAGGCTATGGATCACATTTTTGAGGAACTTGGGTACTTCAAAGTTCCTCGTGTGTTCCGAAATGACAAGGGCCAATTTGTGAGTAGGACTTCGGTTGAAGATGGGAACTGGGTTCGTAGGGTAAGTGTTCCAAAGGATTCTCCTATTCGAAGCACGAAGCAGGGGGCTAAGTGGGCTGATTTATTTGAACGATTGGGGAACCTTTCTAATGAATTGAATGCTGCCGAGATTCTTACGACTTCAGAATTGGATGACATTGTTGGGCGTGTAGCTAATATGCGTAACAGTCTTGAGGGTTCTGAGGTGATGCTGCAATTAAATGAGGATTTGGCTCGTTTGGAGGCTTATATCAGCAGCGTTCAGGATACTCGTCAGTGGTTTGTTCAATTGGCCAATCGTGGTAAAGCTAACAAATATGGATGGACAGGTGAGGGTCGTCCTAAGAGCGCTGAAGGGCAAAGCGACTACTGGTTAGGGAAACAACGAGGCATGTCCGATGAGGATATTGCTTATAGGTACCAGACTCGGCAACAACCCAGAGCAAAGGGTGCTCCAAAGGAAGCTGCGAGAGCGCCTCAAGGCACTCCGATTGAACGATTTGTTGCTACTGCTAAGCATGGCGATCTCAATGATGCACATCGCCAGTTCGCTAAGGATCGGGCCGCTTATTACGCTGAGGAAGGTATTGAACCTCCTGATCTTTATGTCGGTGCTCGGCAAGAGTACGAAGATTTGTTGAAGGTCAAGAATCAGATTGAGGAGCAGATCCATATTCAGCAGAGGCTCATTGACGATGCTGTGAACAAAGCTGCTGCTGCACGTAAGGAGTTGGAAGATCTTCTTCGTCCCCGTGTGGCGACGACGCAAGTGGATCCGTCGATCCCAGGAGCGTCTGCTCGTTTTGGGGTTCAGGGTCCGCCTGATTATTCTGTTGCTAATCAGGCTATTCGTGCGGAGGAACTGGGTACTCCTGCTGGTAGGCAGATGACGGGAGATGCCGATCGTTTGGCTACGGAAGCAGCAGATGAGTTGATTACCACAGGTAAGTTGCCTCGTGGTGTGCCGCGAAAGTCAAAACAAAGCGATGATCTTCTTCAAGATTTCTTTCTTTTCGCTGGTGAAGCTCAGGCTCGTAAACTTCAGCTACAAGCTGAGATAACTCGCTTACGGGAATCTGGATCTTTAACTGATTTCTTCCGAACCGCTCCAGATCCCGATGAGGTGATTACACGGGTGATGGCTGATCGGGGGTTGTACAGCATAGCGTTAGACTCTTATGGAGAAGCTCAGTCGAATTTCTTGCGTTCTTATAGGAACATTCAACAAACTCTCACTCCAGGCGAAGCCCAATATGTTGTTGGTGGTTTAAGCGATGTTGGTTTCCAAATGTTTGAAGAGGCCCTTCGGGCTGGAGCTAAGTTGCATGACTTCCAACAGGTTGGGGAGTTTCTGACGGGGTACAGAAAGTTTGCTAACTGGTGGAAATCTCAAGCTGTTACTACTCCAGGTTTCATTTTGAGAAACCTTATGGGGGGTATGTGGATTAACGCTGCTATCGCTGGTGTGGATTTTGGTACCCACAGCAAGGTTATAGGTATGGCGAAAACTGCTGCCATATGGGGAGATGGAGATGTTCTGAAGGGGATGCGGATGCTTGCGGCCCACGATAGACCTGTGGAGTTAGCTGGTGTTGCTGGTTTGGGTGGTTTGCGTAAAGCATCTAATGATGATTTTAAGATGATGGTAGAGCTACTGGAAAGCGGTTCTGTTGGTTCTGGTCAAGCTTGGTCTGAAGTTGTTTCCAGCGCAGATAGTCTCGGGAAACTTAATGTTCGCCCGAGAAAGGTATACGAACGAGATGTCCGTCAGACTCGTGGAGGGCGGACGGCTATTCGGAGTGGGGTGACCCAAGGTTTCAAAGAGGGTAGGTGGGCTCCGTGGTCTGCTGACTTTAAGTTGTCTAGGGCAATTCGTTCTCAGAATGAGCGAGCGGAATTTGTTTTGCGTGCAGCGGTGGGATTTGACACCCTTGCGAAGGGTGGCGACATACATCGTGCCTATCAGCTTATTACTAAATACCATTTCGATTACAGCGATGTGACAAATGTTGAACGGCGCATTAAAGATGTGATTCCTTTCTATACGTGGCAAAAGAATGTTATTCCTGTTCTCTTGGAGTCGATAGGTCGCAAACCTGAATCATGGGGACGTTTGTTGCAGGTGAAGCGTGAGTTGGAACTTCATTCTCCTCGTCAGGGTTTGGTTCCTGACTATTTTGGTGAGAATATGGGGATCAGGATGCCTTTCAAGGTTCCTGGTTTGGGTGGGGGTCGTGTGTACGCTCTCCCAGATCTTCCTTTCAGGGATTTCCAAAGGTATCTGAAGGAACCGACTTCTCCTATTCGGGGGCCTTTGGAGTCTGCGTTTCCTTGGGTTAAGTTACCCGCTGAGATTTGGGCAACTAAGCAGACATTTGCTGATATTCCTTTCATGGAAAGGTATCAGCAGGTTCCCACTTGGGGAAAGATTCCTGGGATCATGGAGGTCTTGGCTGTGATGGGTAAAGCCAAGAAAGCCAAAGATGGTACTTGGGTTATGCGGGATAACGACATTTATGCTGTTGAACAGTTTATTCCTTTCTTTAGTCGTATGCGTAGGATGTTTCCAAACGAAAAGTCTAAGCAGCGGCGTTTGATGACGACTTGGATATCTACTATTTTTGGTGGCGGTTTCCGTGTAAACGATCATCACGAAAAGCGTTCTCAGTTGATTAGGGATCAAAAGAAATTTGCTAACGACATGCGTGATATCCTAGATATAGAAACAAGGCGGGTATGACGTGAGCCTCACCATTATTTCTCGGTCGGGCTGGGAAGCTCGACCTCCGAAGAAACCTTTCACGAAGCTGAAACGCTGGCGGGTTAAAGGTGTTGTGTTGCATCACAGCGGAGTAAAGAGTGGTCCGTTGGGTGTCGCCGCAGTTAAGCAGTATGAGCGTTTCCATATGGATTCTCGTGGGTGGAATGCTATTGCTTATAACTGGCTTGTAGATGAGAAGGGTGTTGTTTATGAGGGCAGAGGGCCTGGAATCCAGTCTGGTGCCACTAAGGGTTGGAACGGGAAAACTGAAGCTATTTGTTATACTGGATGGGGGGCTTCTAAGGTTCCCAATGAGGCTTTGGTTTCCATCAAAGCTTTAGTGGCTGATATTCAAGGACGTTATGATAATGGACTTTGGGTCAAGGGACATAGAGACTTGGGTAATTCAACTTGCCCTGGTAATTGGCTTTATGACTGGCTTCGTGCAGGGATGCCCGTCGATGAAGGAGATTGGGCTCAGATCGACTGGGCGTCGATTACAGCGCACTTAGATAAATTGAAGGGGGTAGTATCGCACTCCCCCCTCTCCGTTCGCCGTAGGAGCCGTGGGGAGGCTGTGAGGGCCGTACAGCAAAGATTAAGTGATCTAGGGCATGAACCAGGCGGTATTGACGGTATCTTTGGCAAAAATACCGCCAAAGCTGTAAAAGAATTTCAAAAGAAATACGGTTTCTTAAAAGTAGACGGAATTGTAGGCGTACAAACTTGGGATATTCTCTTTGCCTAAATGGGCCAAAGTTACTATAAGATAGGAAGCGAGGTAGAAATGCCTAAAGAAAGTAAACAGTGGAAGGATTCTTCTTCTGTAGAGAATGCTGCAAATGTTGGAGCAAAAGCTAAGCGCCACGCTGCATGGTTGCGTTCCACAGCATTAGGTAACCAAAATCAGGGCGGACGCCCTTTCGGGAAGTGAAATGACTGAAGGTTCAGCCAAGAAACCATTTGACTGGGGCGACTGGATTGAGCGCTCCGTTTGGACTGCGGTCGAAGCGGGGCTCGCCATTCTTGTCGTAACAGACGTTTCGAGCATGAAAGCTGCTGCATCCGCAGCGGCGGCTGCTGGGATAGCGGCTCTCAAGTCACTAGCCAAACAGCGTTTGGCGCGGTGATCTGATGGGTGACGAGGGGCTTGATGACATCTGGGCAGACTGGATGGCAGAAGAGGGATTAGAGATCGAAGAAGAGATCGAAACCTCCCTCTTAGAGTCCCGCGGCACCCTAGACATGCAGGACGGCACCCACGCTCAATGGATGGGCAGCGACCTCGGGGTTCTTCTCACCTTCTCCACTGAGGAGGTATCCGAACTTCTGGACGCTTGGGATGATGCCGTTGACGGCAACCTGATAGCGCTGAGCAGTTTGATGCAGTGGCTTAACGGATTCCAAGGATTCCTTGCTTCTTGTATCAGAGCAAGGTCTGACTTAGAGGACTAATCTTTGAGCTTTCTCCACACAGCTTCATACTGAAGGAGATTACGACGGAGTTTGTCTGCCAGTTCGTCACGTCTGCGCGCAAGAGTGGTCTTGGGGACGTTCAACACTCGTGCCACGAAGCGCAGGGATAGGCCAACGTCTACAAGGATGTGGTAAAGCCACTGCTCGTCCTCGCTCAGTGCCCCAAAGACCTCTTCTACGGCATCTATTAGATCGCCCTCCTCTCGGTAAACGCTTTCCCAAGAGACAGAAGGTTCCTCGTAAGGGGCGGCGATCATAAGAGCTTCTGCATCGCTGTCAGGTATTTGGTAAAGCCGTATGGCTTTCTCCACATACCATTCTGTGTCTGCAACCACCGCTCGCGACCGTTGCGGTCGCAGCGACGGAAATTTGTACTCTCTTAATGTCTGAAAGAATGTTTCAGGATCAAATTCATTGTCCATTGTCCCAGGGCAGTAGCTTTGAGCTTATGGAGAAAAAAGCTTTGCCCTCGGGGAACTTACCCAATGGTGCATCTTCCTTATTGATGATATTAAGCATTTCGCTGTATTTAAGTTCAGCGAAATTCTGTCGGGTTGATGACCAGATCCAAAAGTATAAGTCCATTCCCGAGTGGTCCCACCAAGACAACGCAGATATCTTTTCCAATTTCAATTTCAGCGGCGTTTTGCCCATTCCCATCACTTCTACAAGCCGCTGAGGGTTTCCTTGTAAGTAGTCAGGAGTATAGCGAACTCCCAAGGGCATTTTGTGTATATGGAAGGGTGGGCGGTTCAATCCGTAGCGGACCCAAGACTCGTTTCTTTCTTCAAAGGCCGATTCAGCTTCATCCCCCATGTGGACGTAGCGTTCTTGGTAGCTTCCTTGATGGAAAGGTTTGTTCATTTTTTTCTCCCGACGATTCTTTGAATTTGGATGTCGTCAGCGTACGCAATCCCGTTTAAGGCATCTTCTACTGCTTTAAGGTAGTTAGTAGTATCTCCTCGGAGTTTGCTTTCCTCCCCATCTAGTTGCGTGATTGTGACTTGTGCTCGCTTGGGTGTGAACACCACGCTCATGCTAATGGGGCCCTCGAAAAGGGGGCCTTTATAGTGATCTTTGACTGCGTTCTCGTAGTCCCGAGTATTTTTAGGAGTATACGCATAACCTTTTTTAGAAAACCTAGGCCGACCTTTGACTTTTGGTCGAATGGGAATGGTGAATTTGTAAGACTTAGGCACGCCTGTCGCCTATCGCTGTCACTGCTCGTTCAACGAGATTACGAAGTTGACGTTCTCTGTCTGCTCGGCCTGTGAATTTTTCCAAACGATCATCGAAACGTCGAACCCAATCAAGAGTTGCTTCTACCGTGAACTCTTGCCATATCAAGCTGGTGGCGAATCCGAAGAGCGACTTGCTTCGATCTTCGTGTTCGCTCTGCTCCCAAAGTTCTTTGGCTAATCCCAGAAACTCTCCATCAAGCCGAAAGCCCCGATCAACGTACTTTAGTTTCTTTGGCTCAGTTGCAGCGTGTAGGGGAAGCAACTTACGCATCATGGCAGGGGGCGTTCTATTCTCTAGGGCTTCTTTCGTGAACTTCTGCCACGAATATCCTTCGATTTCCTGTTTTCCTGGCGTTCGCCCTCCTGGGTACGGTAACCGCAAACAGTTACCTATCGAACCCTTTTCTAAAGATATTTGTTTGGGATACACCTCGCGAATGGGCACGTCAACGATCCTACACGCCCCAATAAGGGCTTGTCTAACCAAGCTTGCGGCCATAGGAGCCTGTAGGTAAACCCATACATGCACGCCTTTGGATCTGGATGGTTCCTTCCAAGAAGTAATACCCATTTTTGTGAGTAGTTTCTGTAAGTTGGTGGCATGAACATAAGATATTTCTCCATCGTCTAGGTCCACAGCGCCCCAATTAACCATCCAGACACCGTTTTTTTGCCATAAAGGGTACACACCGATGTTGGCATCACCCTCTAGGTGCTTCTTAACCATCTCCTCGTATTCTTCGCCATATGCTTCCACATAGTCCCCTTGACGGGTGAGGGGCTTCACTCCTTTCGCTACGTTAGCGATGAAGCCGCCCTTGTGAAGCTCAGCGAAGTCTGCTACTCCACCCATCGGTCATCCATTGGGATATCGGACTCGTAGTAATCTCTGACGACTCCGCAGTTCGGATCCATGTAGTAGTCGATAGGGTCATGTGTGATGTGGCAGGGGGGACGCTTGTTCTTGCAGAGGTCCAGTGAAACTGAAACCGAGTGCATGAGTCGCTCTGCGTCTGAGAGCTTGGGGTCATCACGTTTCCTAAATACATTTAATTGAAGGATAGCATACTCGTCGGCATTGAACTTGCCATCGTCCATTCCCCGCGAACTTCCACGATGGGAGCCTTTCCCTGACTGGTGGATCAAGGCGGTAGGCATTTTCTCCGCTTCTGACCACTCCTTTAATCCTTTGAGGACTTTTGAGACTCCCTCATATCCGCTGGCTTGCGGTAATTGTTCCAAAAAGTCAACCATGACAAAGCCTGCCTTGGCTTGCCAGTAATCTTCGCATTCACGCATGGCTTCAGACATATGTTCAAAGGACATAGCGTTGGGAAAAATTTTGATTCTGTCTAGGAACGAGACTTTCGCTTCTTCAATTTCTTGAATAAAGGAAGGATCTTGTGACCGCAAACCATCTTCCACCTCCGCAAGATTGCGTTGGTAAAGAAGAGCGTAAAGTTTCGAGACAACCAAGATCTCTGGTTCGTCGGGGGTGTATATGATGCCATGAAAATCTGGATTCTGTAGTAAATTTGTTGCCATTGACGAAAGGACTACAGCGGACTTGCCGCTGTGTGCTCGGCCCGTGACGACGAGAACGTCGCTCGGCCAGATTCCTCGCATCTTCTGGTCTATGTCGGTAAGGCCCATGTAGTAACAGTCATCACCACGTTGGGCATAGTCCACCCACTCATCCACTGCCGCTGAAGTGGGGCGGAACCATTTGTATTGATCCTCTCCGAGGAGGTCAAGGTCAACGCCCGCTAGGCGGGCATCAACCTCGGCCTCGGAAAGCTCTACGGCTTCTCCCTGAGTTTCCATTTAGGAATGAAGCTCCTCGCGGCGAGCAAGCCAGTCCCATTCCACTGCATCATTTTCGGTCTGGCCTGCGGCCTGATCGAATACGCGGAGGGGGACGTTGCTGTCACCGTCGTTTACCCACATGCCGAAGTCTTGCTTGACTTCGATACCCAGGTGAGCGAGAGCGTCCTTGCCAATAGAAAAGTTGGGGTAGCTAGTTCCACGGTTAGTGGTGTCTGTCGTACCATCAGCTTTTTCTTTGACTTTGTAGACTTCGATGGTGTTTCCATCTTCGTCTTGCCATTCTTGCGGTTGGAACGCTATAAGGTTCCAACCTGCTTGACGGACATCGGCTTGTTTGCCGACGCACAAAGGCACACGCTTGTAGACACGGCCCGTTACTTTCCCCCCTGCTGGAGCGGAAGCTTTGGGACGGGCTGGAGAGCCACTCGGAGTGGCCGACGCCTCGGAGGAGGGCTTATCACCGTCAGGTCTGGAAACGCCGCTTTTCAGGCGACGCATCACAACCCCGTCAGGAGAAAGATCTATTTCCTGACCCGATTGTTTAAGCACTTCACTCTTTACCTGTTCAAACATGGAAGTTGCTTCGGCGATAATGCCGTCATCTCCCATTGATTCGGGGACACTGCGCTCTATGGAGAGCGAGTAGTCCGCTGTTTCGTACGGTGCTTCACTCACTTTTTGAGAGAAGCTAACCGTAACTCTTGCATTTTCTGTCATTATTCATCCTCCCTTTGGATGTTTGTCCAACAGACTTTTTTGCGAAGCCGATGATATTCCAACGGTTCGTATTTGCGAATAATTGGTTTGATGTATAGCGGAAAATTGAACTTACCTGCACAACAGGTTACACGAAAAGGCACGAGTCTCTCCAACGCTCCACGGCACATCTTAGTTGATAGTGAGCCGTCTCCCACAGGTCCACCATTTCCATCCCCCTGCTTCCCATATGTGGATTGCCATTTCTATGTTAGCACGATAATCGTAGCGTTGCTCCCATAGGGACTCTCCGAACACCTCTGCCCAATAGAAACGGTTCACTTGCATGACCCCGTGGTCGTCAGATTTCCGATTGATGGCTCGGGGGTTCATCAGGCTTTCGCACCAAGCTACGCCCATAGCGTCAGAACATTCCCATCCCTCGTACTCACAGATTGCGGCAGGGATTTCGTGGTTGGGGGGTTCAGAGTTCACCGAAGCGAAGTCCAGAATGCCCCAGATTACAAGCCAGACGTTTACCATGATTCTGGTTTCCCTTGGCCTAGGTGTTTGCCTCGGCATTTGCCTGCCTGCCAGACGGGGCACCATTTGGGTGAGCAGTGCCAGCCTGTCCAGTTCATCGGCCAAGGTTCTACCTCGGCGGTGATGAGTGGGACGATTGACCAGCAAAGGTCTATGAACGCTTTAAGGTCTGCTTCGTTGCGTTCGATGGGAATATGTTGGTATTCCCCGTTGGCGAATACGGCTAGGTTGAACTTGTCTGCGCCGAGGGCCCAACAGTAGGCATGTGACTGAATGTCCCAACGTCGCTTCTCCCACGGTTCGTAGAAACGTGACGGGTTTTTCCAGTCCCAGATCTCACCTGACTCGTCCTCCCAGTCGGCGGTGCCGCTGAGCCACAGTTCAACCCCCTTGCGCTTGCCGATCTTTTTCTTGAAAGGACGCTCCACGGCACGAGGTACTCCTAGCTGAGGCCAAACCTTGTCGTACCATGCGAGTACGTTGGCTCGGCTAACGTCAACGATCTTCTCGTATGGTTGTCGCCATACCTCCACGGCGTTAGCGTTCTCTGCTATGTATTCGTCTACCCAGTCCAGAAGCTGAGGGGGGGTCACTATCACTATCGGTGATCCCCCTGCCTTCTCTATGGCGTGGTGGACAGCGTTGCCTCGGAGCAGATCGGAAGTCTCTCGCTGTTGCACCAAGCCTGCTCGTTCTTGCCGAGCTTGTTCGGGGCAACGAAGGAAGTTGTTGATCCAACTCTGTCTGAATGTTATTTTCATCCGCTTCTCCCTGCGGTAGTAACGGAGGTTGTCTGAGCGCGGGGAGAAGTCACGCTCAGAGCAACCCCCTAAATCTTTTCGGGTAAACCCCTTGAAGGGTTTACCCGAGTCTAGTGGGTAGATTACAAAATAAGCAAGCACCTACTTATTTTTGGGCGCGAAAAAGCCCCACCAGAAACTAATCCAGTGGGGCTTTCGTAGATAAATGATTATCACTTATCTAGGGGAAAGGAGCATACTTGTTCAACCTTTCCGTTGTGCCTTGGTCAACTAGCTCATGCGAGCGAGTCCGCTTAAGGCCGATAAACCGACCGACCTCTGCTTGGGTGTAACCTTGGTTTACTAGGTCCAGCATTTGCTGTCGCCGCAGGTATCGCAATACCTTTAGCTGCTTTTCCCAGACCCAACAGAGCCTGTCGATGTAACGGAGGTGCGCTGGACTATCTAGTTCCCATGCACTGTTCTCGTTGACACAGTGTACGATATCCTCCAGTTCCATCTCCGAAACAATGTACATTCCTTCTTGTGTTGCCCAATCAGCCATTGGCTCTTGCCTCCAGTATTTGTTCTCGGGTAAAAGCATCATGGTAAACGATGCTTTGATCTCGCTTGCCAGCAGGCTTCTTAGGTGCAGGGCTGTCTGAGCGAGTAACCCCGTTCTTCCTTGCCCTTTCCCTGCGTTCCTGCTCGTACAGAGACTTAACGGAGCGACACAGATCGCATCTGCATCCACGTCCGTAGTTGGTTAAGGATGGGTTGCCGTCGCAGTCATGTTTCATGCCAGCATCCTAATCCTGACAGGATTCAGACTGCTACTACAACCAGTCCCGAAGGCGGGAGATAAGGCTGCGTCAGGGTGCTTGATTATCTCGTCGTAGATGCCGCAGGCATATTCGCCCTCGGTGTCTCCTTCAAGATATGCACACTGCTGGGCAGCTTCATCCCACCTGCCGAATGGGCATGGGCCTTGCTTGCAGCAGTATCCTGACCTGATACATGCGCTAGTCATTGTCAGGCTCCTTTACTCCCATTTTCCCCATAATGTTGATGAAGTTGAAATGCCCATTCTCCCGAATACGGGCGACAGGCCACACCTCCACGACCAACATATTGCGGTATCCGATGTAGTCCAATAAGGCTTCATCTTCCCCACAAGGAGAGCAGACATAGGATAGGTTGTCCGAACGCGATAGCGCATTCTGGGCTTGTACCTCATGTAGATCTTCGACATCACATCGTGGACACTTCATGTTCGCCTCTCCCAGTATTGTTCGCTTTCGATCTGCTCAGGATGCCATAGCCTGTCACTAGAAAGCTGATTCCAACAGTTGCTACACAGGTAAAAGCCTGCTCTGGATGAGACAATCACTTCCCTGTCTTGTGCTGGCATCGTAGGCCAGACATCCTGTACCAGTCCGCCAGCTAAATACTTGTCGTAATCAGCCATCGAAACCAAAACGGTATCAACGGAGTCACCGCAACCGCCCATCTCTTCCTTGCAGTGAGCAGTGAGCTTGACCATTCTGTCGCCCATCCATTTCGATGGGCAGTTGAGCAGGTCGTGGCAGTCGCACTTGACTGGTGGGAACATGGATTCGCCTTGGATTGTTTCCATTATCCTTCTCCTCCATACTCGAAGTCTGGAGCGTAGGACTCATCCCTAGATAAATGATCATCATCTATCTTCGGAGAAACCCCTAGGTCGGTGCCACCTTCTCGCTGAGCACGCTCCACTGCATTAGTGTAAGCCTTGTCTAAGCTGGGAAAGTCGTAAGCGCCCCAACACCAAGAAGTATCTCCTTCATACCAGAAAGCTGTACCCCAATCAGGTTTTCCTGTCGGGGTAAAGTCCTTGGGACGGTGAAAGATAATCACGTACGGAGGTCGTAAACCTTGGTCGTGTTTAACGGGGATAACTCCCACTACTTTGTAGCCGTTGATAAGGGGTAGTTCACTGGTCCAACTCATCACTAGCTCCTTTCGGGAACAGGGACACAACGTCTGCAACGTCGCTGTGCCTGTCTCGCATGGAACCGAGATCTACTAGCTGGAGGCGCACCGCACTAGCGAGGTTCATCTCCAGATCTTCGGCCTTCTCTAGGTAGTGCCCAGCCATATGTCTGAGCATATGGACGGTATCATGCACTTCGTCAAACAGTTCCAATAGGATCTGTTCTTGTTCATGTTTTTCCATAACTATTCTCCTAACGGTAAATAGGTGGGGGAGCGGAAAACCTTAACGGGTCTTAATTGGCTCCGCACTTGACGTGAAGTTACGTCCACGCAGGTTTTCCATAGCGGGAAAGGTTCCGCTTGCTCCCCGAGAGAGATAAGTGATAATCACTTATCTCAAACTGTTTCCCCTTCAGAATCGAATGTGTACGCTCCACGCCAGTCGAAGCGTTCCCCTGATAATAGATCTACCGCTTTGTCGGTAAGCGGAAGTTTGCCGAATAGGAGGTTACGATGGTGACGTTCTCCTCGGTTTACTCCCCTGACGCGGAGATCCTTTTGTTCGTACGCTTGGACTGCCATAAGTGCCCCCCAATAGCTGTACCTGACGGCTTTCTGGTCAGGGTCAGTGTGGTAACGCCATGACAGCTTGTCGCGCTGTTCGTCCCAGCCTTGCCATTTGCGAGTGACCATAGGTGCACCATCTTTGGCGAAGCCCATCTTGACAGGCTCCTTCCCAATGACAGTTTCCGTAAGCTGGTTGAACATCTCGTCGGTAAAGCTGGTGTCAGCGAGCCGTTCAATACGACGAGCGTATTGCTCACCGCGCTTGAAGCGCTCTATGACATTAGATACCGCCTGCCGCATTAGATCGGCTGGATCACCCATGTGACGAAAGCTGTACCAAGACGGGACGTTAAGCACGTTGGTCCGCATGGTATTAGCACAAACAACGATACCCAAAGAGTTGGTCATCGCTAGAGTCACCTCATCATACCCGTTGGTGAGATTCACGATATTGTGAACTTCAGAGTACCCAGGGATGGTTATCTCGTTAGGCAGGGATATGGAGATGAAAGCTATTCGACCGTCGTCATAGGTCCCGATAGACTCAATCTCCTTCACCATACCTGCCACATCCAAGGCTGGCAGCACTTCTTCAGCTAAGAAAGAATGCTGCACTAGCTGGTACTTATCCGAGTGATGCCCGTGGGCCACAGGGTGATTTTTGAGGATCACCGTTTTAGCATTTGGATATGCATAAAGCTCAGGCTCAACATCAGTCAGACCTTGTGGCTGGTGCAAATAAAACGGTGTGTCCAGATAAGCGTCAGCCCAACTTAAAGCGCGCTGGGCCTCACCGATAGTGATGGGCCCTACTCTGCCAAAGCCATGCCAAGCAGGCTGTCTGAACATTAAATGTTGAGCGTCAAGCTCAGTTATCCTAGATCCCATTATCTTCTCCTTGTTGTTGGGAACCAAATTGTGATTCGGGACCGATAAGAGGTCTTACCGTTTCCCGTACACCCGTAGCTGTTTCCGACATAGAACTCAGCAGAACCAGCCACGGTTGTATTTCTTCTAACATGACTGGTGGCATAGTCATCTCGTGGATGGCTTCACACACCGTCATTGTTATTTGCTCAAGTCTTTCTGCCTGCCGCCAGTGAGCACCTAGCTGGTACAACTGGAGGCTGGTCATAGAGACATGACCGTCAAAGGATTCAGCCAAGGACATCTGGATCAGCACCGCTCCAGTCGATCAGAGCATCGACTATGTTGCGGGCTTCAGATCCACGTCCCAAAGCTCCTCTGTATTTAACACCAGACTTACGAGCCACCCAGTCAAGGAAGTCAAGGTTGTAAACACCCTTGCTCTCCTTCATTGGTTCACCCTCAGTATCGAAGATAACCGTTTTGGCGGTACCCGAATTGAAGTCTGATTCGTGAACAAACACTAGGTGGTCAATATCGAACCCTTCGTAAAACTTGGGATCGAGTATCTGGTGACCATCTGGATAGATGATGCCGTTCTCAATGGCATCTTTAATTTTTTCTTTCCATGTTTCCTGCATGGAATCTCCTTAAATGTTGGTAGATAAATGATTATCACTTATCTATTTGTTGCTGGCTGCAAAACGTACGTTGTTCACCCCCTTAATGCACAGGCCACACTCAACACATGCGCCCACGCCATCAGCGACTAAAGGAATCTTCTTCGTTAGCTCAGGACATCTAGGCCCCTTGCGGC